GGACATCGGGATTCAGCTTGACTACGACCAGGAACGAGGTCTGAACCGCATCGGCTGTATCCAGACAGCGTTTGACGCCTATTTGAAAATCGGCGAGGAGCGCTATAAAGAATCCATGAATATTCTGAAAACCGTTTGGAACGGTGAACCCGATTCCTTCCGTGCGGAAAATGTTCTCGGCATTACCCGTTTTGTAGACCTCTATCACGAGGAATACTGCCGCAGCCGCCTTATTGCCCAGCTTCGTCTTGTTGACCCTTTGACGGTTTACCGTGAGGGACGTGCAACGGGCATCAATCTTGCCGGCTACAAGAAATATTTGTTTCAGGTCTTCCGCATCTACAACGGAAACAGCAAAAAATACGCTCTCAAAATGAAATTTTAATATATCCCTCTCATGGCGACCGCAAAGAAAAAGGCGGTCGCTTTTACATATCCGCTATGGAATGTAGAAAGGAACTTAGCCTATGAAAGAAAACTGGAATTATCGCCGGGGCGATATTTACCTTGTTGACCTCGGCACGAATGTCGGCTCGGAACAGGGTGGCTGCCGTCCGGTATTGCTTTTGCAAAATGATGTGGGCAACCACTTTGCTCCTACGCTCATCGTCGCTCCGGTTACTTCCCGTTACTGGAAGAAATCGAAACAGCCGACCCATACGCTGATTGAGGGAATACAGAATCTTAACAGCCCGTCGGTCGTTTTGGCGGAACAGCTATTAACCATTGACAAGATGCGTGTGATGAAATATCTCGGCAAGGTGCCGGAGGAACAGATGCTGGCAGTTGATAGAGCCGTAAAGATCAGCCTTGGATTGGAGATGACCCATATTACAAGAATTTAAGTGAGAAAATTTGCATAGTTATGAACGAGACTGTAAAAAGGAGGGGCTGTATGCAATCTTCATCTATTGTAAATATGAAAAATATTGACCTTTCCACAGTAGACAGAGATGAGCTGGTGGACATCCGTGATGTGAAGGTCAATACGGCACTTCCCAAACGGGAACGTGCCCTTGATTTTATCCGCCAGATTGGAAATCCCTACTGTTACAAGCACGGCAAATATGTCGTTAAGGTTGGTTTCTCCGATACAGAGGTATCCCTGGAAGAACGGCTTGCGGGGTACATTCGATCCAAGTGTTGACATCCTCGACAGGACGGGACAGAAACCGTACAATATAGGCAGGACTAAAACGACGCTCTTTTGCTCGGTAGTTTTGCTGAATACTGAGATAAGGAGTGTACCATTATGCTGAATACGCAGAACAAGATTTGGAACGCCACCCTTTATCTCCGTCTGTCCCGTGACGATGGTGATAAGGAGGAATCCAACAGCATCACCGGGCAGCGGGAGCTGCTCCGTGATTACATATCGCAGAGACCCGAACTTCGGGAATATGCGGTAAGAATTGACGACGGTTTTTCCGGTTCGACTTTTGATAGACCGAGTTTCCAGAAGATGATCGAGGACGTAAAGGCAGGACGAACGGACTGCATTATTGTAAAGGACCTCTCTCGCTTCGGGCGTAATTATCTGGATGCCGGCGAATATATCGAAAAGATATTCCCATTTCTGGGCGTCCGGTTCATCGCCGTCAACGACAACTATGACAGTCTCGGAGATAAAAAAACCTCCGATGACCTCATCATCCCATTTAAGAACCTCATAAACGAAGCCTATTGCCGGGATATTTCGGTGAAGATTCGTTCGCAGCTTGAAATCAAGCGGAAAAACGGACAGTTCCTTGGCTCCTTTGCTGCTTTCGGGTATCTGAAAGACGAGCAGGATAAAAATAAACTGGTGGTTGACCAGTACGCCGCTGATATTGTCCGTGACATTTTCAAATGGAAATTAGAGGGCGTAAGTCCCCAGGATATAGCCGACGCTCTGAACAGGCTCGGCGTCCTTTCTCCGATGGAATACAAACGCTCCCTTGGAATGAAGTTTACCACTTCTTTCAAAACTAATGCAAAAGCCGTATGGTCGGCGGGAACGGTCATCCGCATTCTGAAGAACCCAATCTATACCGGAGTTCTTGTACAGGGCAAGGAGACCACGCCGAGCTATAAGGTTCACAAGCGGATTACCAAAGATGAAAGCGAATGGACGGTCATAGAGGACAGCCATGAAGCGATTATTTCCAAGATTGACTTTGACAGCGTTCAAAAGGTGCTGAAGTGCGATACACGCCGCAGTCCGGGCGGTAAGGCTGTCGGGCTGTTCAGCGGAATGCTTTTCTGCGGTGATTGCGGTGCCAGCATGGTTCGCAAGACTGTTCCCGCAGGAGAAAAGAAATATGTGTATTATGTCTGCTCCGCACACAAACAGGACAAGAGCTGCTCACCCCATCGAATGAGGGATGTTGCTTTAGAGGAAATCGTTTTAGACAGCGTAAAACAGCACATCAGAGAAGTAATTGATATGAGTGAGCTGCTTACGATTACCGATACAGCTCCACTCAGAACCGCACAGGCTCAAAAGGTACAAAGACAGCTCGATAAGAAGCATGAGGAATACGAAAAGCTCCAAAAACTGCTGATGTCCTTATATGAAAATCTCACGGAAGGGATCATCGACCGTGAAGAATATACACGGCTCAAAGCCAGCTTTACAGCTCGTGCCGATGAAGCGGAAAAGCAGATGGACGCACTCAGGGAAAATCTGAAAGAGATACAGAACCACGGAACTGAAAACGCATGGATGAATGAGTTTACCAAACGGCAGGGGCTGACCTCTCTTGACCGTGCCGTGGTGGTTGCTTTGATTGATAAGATACTGATCCACTCAAACGATGTGGTGGAAATCATCTATCGCTGGCAGGATGAATTTGCCTGGCAGCTTGATATTCTTCGCAGCAGCAGGCTGCAGGAGGTAGTGTAATGGCAAGGACAAAACGAAAGATAAATCCTCTTGTGCAGGAGGCGGAACTCGTTGCCCCTGCTCCGGCAACAAAAATCTACAAAACAGCCGCCTATGTCCGTTTGTCCGTAGAGGACAGCGGCAAGCCCGGTGCGGATACGATTGAGGGGCAGAAAGCTTTGCTGACTGCCTTTATTGAAAGCAAGTCCGATATGGAGTTTGTCTCCCTGTTCTGTGACAACGGGCGAACAGGTACGGATTTTGACAGACCTCAGTTTGAAAAGATGATGGAAGAAGTTAGGAAAGGTCGTGTCAACTGTATTGTGGTCAAAGACCTTTCACGCTTTGGTCGTAACTACAAGGAAACCGGCAATTATCTGGAACGCATTTTCCCATTCCTCGGAGTCCGGTTCATTGCCGTTAATGACAACTTTGATACGCTGACCGCAGAGAGAACCCAGGACGGATATATCGTGCCTCTGAAAAATCTCATCAATGAGGTTTACAGCAAGGATATATCCAAGAAATCCGCATCCGCACTTCATGTTAAGCAGCAGCGTGGCGAGTTCATCGGGGCGTGGGCACCCTATGGGTATCGCAAAGACCCCGATGACAAGCATCATCTTATTATCAACGAAGAAACAGCCCCTACGGTTCGTCAGATATTCAAATGGCGTTCCGAAGGTGTCAGCGTGGTGCAGATCGGGCGTAGGCTCAACGATGCCGGTATTCTTTCTCCGTCTGCCTATCTCTACGAGACGGGCGAAGTCAAGACAGAAAAATATAAAGGTGTACCGTGGCATACGCAGGTCTTGAAAAATCTGCTTTCGCACCCCGTTTACATAGGTCACATGGTTCAAGGGAGAAAAAAGCAATCTTTCTACGAGGGAAAGCGGCAGACCTATGTGGACGAAGCCGATTGGATTATCGTCCGTAATACCCATGAACCGATTGTTGACGGGGAAACCTTTGAGAAGGTTCAGCAGATTGCCAAGCAGAAAAAGAGTGAATACCACGAAAGGCTTGGAAAATTTGCTCATCTGGAGCATACGGAAAACATTCTGCAGGGGCTTGTATGGTGTCCAAACTGCAACAGACCATTGGTTCGCTACAAGAATGTGAGCCACGGGACAAAGCTGTGGTACACCTATATCTGCCCCGGTCATGCCGATGATCCTGCCCGATGCCCGTTTGTAAGCATACGGGAGGAAGATTTGAGCGACGTCCTTTTCACTGCAATCCAATCTCAGATACAGCTTGCCGCTGATTTAGAGGATGTGGTCAAACGACTGAACGCAGAGCCGGGATTTCGCCGCCAGCGTTCCGATGTGGCTGCAAAACTTGAAGCTGCAAGGCGAACCTTGAAACGCAGTCAATCCCTCTATGACAGCCTCTATCAGAATTATGTGGAACAGCTTATGACTGAGCAGGAATATGTGACGCTCAAAGCAAGGTACAAAGCGGAAGCAGAAGAAGCCGAACGGCTGATCGCCGTGCTGGAGCAGAAACAGCGTGAAAGCAAGGTCTATACGGCTGAGAACCGTTTTCTCACAGAGTTCCGTTCTTTCATGGGAACGGACACGCTCACAAAAGAAATGGCTTTGGCACTTGTAGAACGCATCTATGTAGACGCCGACAGAAACATTGATATTCGCCTGCGTTATCGGGACGAATACATGGCATTGCTGAAATTTATTGAAGGGAGGGCTGCTGTATGAGAGTGGCAATGTATCTCCGTCTGTCCAGCGAGGACGGCGACTTAAAGGATACGGGTAAAGCCGAATCCGAGAGTATATCCAATCAGCGGGGACTGTTGCAGAGCTTCATCAGCAGCCGCCCTGAGTTCAGCGGTTGGGAAATCTCCGAGTTCTGTGATGACGGCTGGAGTGGTAAGAACTTTGAAAGACCGGATTTTCTCAGAATGATGGAACAGGTAAAGCGGGGACAGATACATTGTATCGTAGTCAAAGACCTATCCCGTTTCGGGCGTGATTACCTTGTGGTCGGCAACTACATCAGCCGTGTATTTCCGTTCCTTGGCGTTCGGTTCATTGCCGTCAACGATGGTTTCGACAGTTCCAGACCGCAGGACATTGATAGCCTTGATACCTCTTTTAAGACGCTGATTTATGACCTGTACAGCCGTGAACTTTCCGGCAAGGTCAAAAACGCCAAGCGTATGCGGGCAGAAAAAGGCTTGTTTCTCAGTCCATTCGCTCCGTATGGTTATGTAAAAGACCCGGTCGATAAAAACCGCCTCCTTATAGATAAAGAAGCGGCAGAGATTGTTCGTAGGATTTTCGCATGGACGATTGATGGAGCAAGACCCACGGAAATCGCCGCCACTCTCAATCGAGAAGGCGTTCCCACACCGATGCTGTACAAACGGGCGGCGGGATGTTCCCGTGACCGTTGGCCGAGCATCCATGAGGAAAACTTCTGGACGCAGGGCAACATCTTCAAGATACTCCGAGACGAACGCTACATCGGGAAATGCGTCTATGGTAAGCGTGAGCGTGATATGGTGGGCAGCTGGCACACCGTTAAACGCAGTAAGGCGGATTGGATTGTAGTAGACGAGACCCACGAGGGCATTATTTCAAAGGAAGATTTTCAGAAGGTGCAAAGTCGTATGAAAGAGTACAAGGAATTTGTTCCAAGCGTATCTGAAAAAAATCCGCTTCGCAAAAAAGTGATTTGCGGAACCTGTGGATTTGCTATGGCACTCTCCAATACGAAGAACGCCAAATACCATTGCCGTACTTCACGTCTGGAAACGGATTTTGACTGTGCCTCCGAGGGTATTCTTCAAGCGGATATTCACGAAATGGTCGTAACCTTGATTCGCACCTATGCCGCTTATGCGGTCAGCTTGGAGCACCTGCTTCTGTTACAGAAAGAGCGTATCCAGGCAGAGAAAAAGCAAGCCCGACGTGAGCTTGCCGTACTGCAGAGCCGTAAAAATCAGTTTGAAAAAGCTCTCCAGGATCTATATGAAAAACTGATTGATGGTACAATCGACAGGGAGACTTACCTCTCCCATAAGGCAAACAACCAATCCAAGATGCAAGAACTTTCCGAGCAAATGGACCGTCTTGAAAGAACTACGCAGACCACAACTGAGCAAGGTGGAGCTTTTATTGAAAAATATAAAGAGTACACCGAGCTGGAAACGCTGACCTCAGATATAGCAAACGACGTTGTGAAGCGTGTTACAGTTTACAAGGACGGCGGCATTGAAATCGAGCTTACCTTGCGTGACGAGTTGGAGAAGCTGCTGGCTTGCCTTGAAACGGTGGACGCAGCTTCATAAACCAAAAAGACCAAAGAAATTTCAGAAATTTTTTAGTCCTTACTTGACAGCGGCTGA